TTCGTACACGGTGCAAGTTCTCCGTGGATCTGTTCCCGCAAGTCGCCATCCATAAATGCGACTGCTATATCATAATCAATAATAACTCCATATTCATTTTTGACTTTTCTCATGTTTCCTTCTCCTTTCATGTGGGGCGGTTGCCCGCCCCGGTGGTGTTACTTTGTCGGCTTATACTCATCTTTGCCGGTTTCAATGTAAAGCAGAAAATCATTGATCTTCTTTTCATCCCATCCGGCAGCTCTGAGACCTTCAATCAGCCGCGCTACTTCTGTCATTTGCATATCTTCCATGTTTCCCCTTTCCGGCTTTCGCCTATTGCCTTTCGACAATATTATAATATCATTTTAGTGCTTAATTGTCAACACTTTTTAGTGCTTAATTCTATTTTTTCATTCTGTCCATTTTGTCAAGTTCTGAGAGAATCAATTCCCTAGCAAAAGAACTTGTTTTTAATCCGTATGAATTTATGCGGTCAATCGTTCCTTGTGGAAGGATTACGTTGATTCTATCTTTATTTTTCATGCATTTTTTCACCGCTTCACGGTTCTTTATTGCTTTTTCTTCTGCTGTCATTTCTGGCATTTGTTCAATCCTCCTGTTTCTGTTTTCCTTATTATAGATGCTATTTCTCTTAATTG